CATCCAGCACCTCGATGAAGGCCGCACCCGTATTACCAGCGCGCATCCTAAAGACGCAGTTATCAAAGGTGTTGCGGTGGGCTTCCCCGTCAAAGGTTAGCGCCACCATACCCGTTGCTGCGTCTGCTGTATCCACGCCAATGGTGCAGCGATCAAAGGTGTTTTCTTCACAACTTCCATTACTGTCACTGATGAGCGCCAGCGACGCACCGCCGTCGATGGCCTGGGTGGCATGGCCGCCACCCGCAAAATGAACGTTCCAGAAGTAGTTACGACCGCCGCGCACCCTGACGTTAATCAGACTGGTAGCATCGTCCACACCCTGAAAGATGTAGAAGTTCATGAACATGCACCCACTAGCGGTGATGTCCAGAAGCGGGCTTGCGCCCGTCAGTGTGGACAGTTGGAAGATACGCGCGCGCTGGGCTGTACGTGTTGGCGCACAGTGCCCCACCAGATGCGTATAATTCTTGTCCCAGGTTAAGGCGGCGGTCATCGTTACCGAACCTGACCCGGCCACATAATGCACCGTGTCGTGCTGGTTAGCGATACATTTAGCCTCAGCCGCGATGATGGTAGACAGCGGGAAGCCAGGATCAGTTCCCAGATTGCCATCACTGGCCAGAGGGTGCGACGGGTTCACCCAATAGTGAACACCGCCGGGCGGTATCAGACCCAAGGGAACGGGTGAACCGCCCAAGTGAAAAAGCTGATCGGCGTAGGTTGTCATGATATGCCCCTACGCCACATTGTGACCATAGACCCAGCGGTAATCATCGAAACCAGTCACATAACGCATGTAACCGCGATAACGCGCCGCTAGATTGTAGTTACTGGTTGGGTCAAGCGCGAATTCCGGCAGCACGCGATTGAACCACCAAAGGTGCATTCGCGCGGCGGAACTGTCCACCAAAAACCAGTTATTGGTATCGGTCATATAATCAGACACCAGCACGTTAAAGCCGAGGAATTCGGCAAAGTTGCGGTCGTTGTTGGCAGAGCCGGGCTTGTTCAGTGTGTTGACAGCTACCCAGGCTGTACCTTCCAAGTTACGACCACAGACAATCGTGTCCGGGTTGGATGGAATGACTTCGCCTTCGTCGTCTTTGAAGGCTTTCATGTCCGTGCGGGTGGCAATGATGTTATCCGCCGTCAGCGGTGAAGTTCCGGTGTTGGTCTGCGCGGTGCTGTTGTTCTTGCCGTAGGTGTGGCTGGCAGAACACAATGCGAAAGTGTCCGGGCCAACGGTTGCAGTCGTCACAAAGGCGTTGTTGAAGATGTTGGCGCGCGCCTTGGCACGAGTACGCCCAAAGGCAAGGCCCATTCGCATCGCATAGCCATTGATGACGTTATACAGATCGTCATCAATCAGGCGGCGTTCAATGGTGATACCGCGCGCGTATTCCGTGTGTGTGAAGGTCGAGAGGTAGTCCTCATCGAAGTTTTCATACTCAATCACGCCATTGTATTCTGGAATATCCGACATGCCGCCCACGCCCAGCGTATTTTCTACCGCCTTAGCGCTGTTAGCGACATTGAAGAGAGGCAGTAGCGGATCACCGTCTACCACCGACTGCATCTGCAAAAACCAGATGTTGCGAAGGCCCGGTGTGAGAAGATTGGGCCAGTTTTCGTTAATCATTGCAGGCATGGGTCATCTCTCCTAGTTAAACACCACGCGGCAATCGACGTTCAAGCCGCTGCTGCCCGTAATGACATCGACGCCCACAATCTGCAAACACCCGGCGCTAGAGTCGCCGAAGTCGAGCGTTTGCGTGGTGGCGTTCAGATCGTAGGTGGTTCCAGCCCAGCGGCCAGCAGTCGCGTCTGCGTCCGATGTGCCGCGTATGACATGGAACTCCGAAAGGATTTGCGCCTTAATCAGGTCGCCTTCGGTTGCGGTAGTGGCGGCTTCCTGTGCAATGGCGACAATCTTTGCCGCACTATTGCCCGCCTTCGTCAGGTAGCCCGAACTGGATACCAGCAAATCACCCGCTACCACCGTTGCACTCGAAGCGAGTTCAACGTCTTTGATCGGTGGCGGGGTGTTGCTCCCGTCCAGGCTATAGACATATGTCCATTTTTCAGCCATGTTACTTTACGTCCTTTAGTGTGTAGTCGTTATCTTTCATGGCAGCATACTCAGCGGGCGTAATGCCCATGCGCGTCGCAATATCCGCCTCATCAGCAGACAGCTTCGCGCTCTTGGGGCTGTCACCCAGCACCCCGGCGTCAGTCGGTGGCGCTTTGGGTGCGGCAAACAATCCGCCCGCTTTCGCGTTCAATACCCACTGCAACCGCGTCGCCGCGTCGCCTTCGGGTATCAGACCGCGAAAGGATTCCGGTATGCTGTCCATCTCTCTGTCCAGGTTGGCCTGTACGACTTTTTCCAGTTCCGCCGCGCGTTTTGCTTGCGGTTCAAGGTCGGCAATGATTTCTTGCAGCTTGCCTTGTGCCTCAAGCTCGGCACGCTTGCGCGTTTCTTCAGCCGCTTCAAATGCCGCGACTTGTTTAGCCAGCGCGTTTTTCTCTTTGTTGACTTCAGAGAAGCGCGCATAAGGAATGGCTTTATCCTCGGACGGCGGTGGTTCCGGTGGTTGCGCCTCCGCAGGCGGGGCCGTCTCTTCTTCAGGTACTTCTGGATTATCGGTCATGACTTCCTCCATAACGCTTTTTAACGCCAGCGACGGCAAAAAGGAATTTGCAATAAAAAACCGCCTCGGTGAGCGGTTCGGTATTCTGAATATATGTGATCCTAGGGGTCTTGTGTAAACAACCCCGATCTGACGATAATGCCGTGCGGCACAAGCCCAAGCCGGGCTAGCAAGCGGTAGACCCAGTGCTTATGGTAGATAATGCGAGATGATACGGTCGCTGGTAGTTGCCGTGTTTTAATTTCGACCGTATGCCCGTCATCAGCTTCGATAAGCTCCAAGCCAACGTTGTGAAAGCGTCCGTTACTGAGTTCTAAATATCCATACCTCGGGACATCGAATTTCATTGCCTATGCTCCATTGGTGCGATTTACTCTTCTTTTGCGATTTGCTCGTAGATGTACTTGGTAAGGTCCTCGGCGCTGTCAAATTCGTGTTCCTCTAGAATATCCACTAACAGATTGCGCCACTTGTAACGCTCATCACGAGCAGTGATGCGAGCGCGCTGGTGCAGGTCGCGGATGATGATGAGTAGATCATAGTAGTTCGCTAACGTCAACTTAGTGCCAACTTTTTTAAGCGCGCGGTTCACTGCTTCCTTATTCGCTTTTGCGTTATCGGCGCGCAGCGTGATTAACGTTATGAATTCCTGCTCATCAGCGGTCAGTAAGTCGTCCATCACTTCTTATCCAATCGCGCAAATAGCTCTTGTGCCTTACGTACAAGGTTTTTGTGCCAGTAGTCTACGGAACTATTTAACGCGGGCGGCTCACGTAATTCGTTCAGCAAGTCATACAGAATGCCTTCTAGCACGTCGATGCGGGTTTCGAGTTCGGTAAGATTAATCGGGCGAGCATCATTGAGAAAGTCGTCATCTATAAATCCAATGTCCTCTAGTGGCTCTATTGTTGTCATCACTGCCTCATCTAGCTATACTGCCCATTATACTCGATAGTCAACTACCACTACGTTATGTGCCGATGGATTTATACCACTTAGGGCGTTTCACCGATACTTCGCAAATAGGCTTGATATTCTGCTTCGCTGGTGAATTCAAACACATCACCCGGTATTTGTCCCGTGCCAACCGCATACACAAATTCTGCAAATTCGCGTGTTACACCGAATTCGTCCATAATTTCTTCAACGCTCATTTTAACATGCCCAACGCTTGGAAAATGCTATCCATTTCACGCGCAATGGGTGCAAATTCCGCATCCGTAAACGGTCCTATAAGCGCGCCTTCATATCGCTGATTAAACAAGGCCTGCATTTCAGCATCGCCGGATTTGGTCACAATATACTGATCGAATGCACGCGCCCAAATTTCTTTGGGTTCCGCCGCATAATTCGCAAAAGTAGAAACAACAGAGTCAGGGTGTTGTGTGGCATTTTGCAGATTGCGATAATTGTCTGTTTGCGTGATGGCGTTCCACCAGTTACTTAAGACGCTTTTATTGCCGCGTGCCGCGTTTGCACTCTCGTACACACTACCCCATTCTCCATCTGGCGTCTGTGCGCGCGAGAGATTACCCAGACCAACATGATCTAAAAAATGTGCATATTCATGGATGATAGCATGTGTCTCTTTAAGTTGTATGCGCTGTGGAATGCCATCCAACACAAGGTATCCACCTTGAGGCCCGCCCAAGTCCTCAGCCTTGAAGACAGGAATATCGCTAAGGCCAGTATTTTGCAATACATTGTCAATGGCTTTTGTGTGCTTGTTGTAGACCAGACTACTTTCCAAAAATCTACCCTGCGGCGATAGTGACACCGTAGCGCTTGTCTGTGGCGTCACTGGCGGCGGCACACTCGGACGCCCACCCCTTTGAACGTAATACTTCTGTGCGTCCTTACCTAGCATACCCTTCAAGCTGGCTTCGCTGACCACATTCCCGAAGATGGTATCTTCACCCTTTTGCACAAAATCAGGCCACTTAATTGCGCCGTCCCGTAGTGCCTTGAGTTTCGCGGGACTTGCTCTGAATGGCGCAAGCTGTTCTTGCTCGTCGGGCGAGAGGCCGTTAAACCAGTCCTCGCCGGATGGAATGTCGCGCCCGCGCCCGCGTATGGTCGGGATGCTGTCACAGCGGCCCATGCGATGGTCGTCTACCCGTTCGTGCGGCAAAAGGAACGTACCATGCAGTGAAATGCAAGCGGCACAGGTGCGCTCATCCAGCGCAGCAATTCGGATGTGTCCCTCGATGATGTCACTATTCGCCACATTATTGAGTACCGTTGCCTCACGATAACTCGTGAGTTGAATACTACGCATCAACGAATTAGCGTAGTGCGCTGGCAGTGCGCTTACCGCGTCTTGTAGCGCCGCGCTGGTTCGCATCGGCCCCCAGCCCGACACCGCGCCTTGCAGCATGATGTTCTGCACAATGCCGCTGATGCCCTCCTGGAAGTTATTCAGCGACGCGGTAAAGGCCGGACTTGACGAATAGTTGATGACTTGCGCCACTGCTGCCGGATCGGGATTGTTCCACGCTGCGGTGATGGGTGGCTGTAACTGCGACGGTACACCCAGCAGCGCCTTTTGCAAATTGAGGCGCTGCGCCTCAAGAATGCCCATCTCTTGCACATCGATAGCCACGTCATCAATGCGCTGTGTGTGCCGAGCGAGTGCGTCGTTGAAATCCGCGCGCAACGTCCGCAAAACGGGATCGTTGTAATTGAACTTTGCACCTTGTTCCTCAAGTAATTGCGCGGTTTGTTGCAGCGCAGTCAGATCGGGTGTATCACGCCGAATGGCGGTCAATGTCTGCCCAACAGTGGCGACATAATCCCTGTCTAGCTGTTGGGCAATGAGCGCGCGTATGTCGGGCGAGCGAGAGGCCATCTACGCCAAATTCAGAATGACGCCAGATGACACCGGACTGATGTAGGCACTGGTGGTAGTGACGCCGATGCCCATGATGACCGCATAATCGGTATCCTCAGTCAGCGCCGAGTGTGCAATGACATCCCCCGCTGTAGCGTCACTGACCACATAAGCTTCGCCCGGCAGCAGTGAACTTCCATTTTCCAGCAAGCCCGTAATCAACACGTCAATGGGCGCATTCGCTGCAATGGCGCTATTGAGCGCCACGCCCAGCGAGCCATTCACTGCACCAGCTATACCAATTGTGGTTGATGCGTTTGAGCGTGCCTTATACCACTTGCCGCCACTGAGATAAAGGCTTGTACCAGCCGCCAGTGCCTCACCTGCGGTTCCCGCTACCTGATTTGGTGACGTACTTGTCACGCCCGTTCCAAATGTTGCCATGATAGTTATGCTCCGTTATAGCGATACTTGATGATAACCGTGCCATTAACCACGCCATCGGCGTCAGCGTTCGCGCCCCAGCCGTCAGCGGCGTTAAAGTAAACTGTGTGATTGCCACCAGTGGCGATACTCAAGGCGGAAGCCTGATCCGCTGTGGTGGCTGTGCCGTTGGTGTCTGCGGCGGTCTGCCCGGTGATGATATTCTCGAATGCTGGCGTGCCACCCAACACCGCAACCGCGCCGCTGCCAATGGTAGTTCCTAGTCCCACATCGGGCGTATCGCCTGTTGCTGAAACGCCCGAGATAGCCAGCGACATCAGCGCGTGTTCTACCGTCAGATCACCAGCGGGCAAGGTGTAGATTAGTACGCCAACTGCAAGGTTTTCCGAACTGCCGACCGTCAGCGCCACATTCGTGAGCGTCAAAACGGCTGTGACATTCACGCCGTCGCCATAATGCAGCGCCGTTGTGCCCGTGCCCGCCGTGCCGTTGTTAGCAGTGGCGAGGGCTGCCGTACTGAATGGCGCAATGTCCGCACTTGTGGCGCTGCGCGCGCCGCCCATCACCACTACGTAATCCGCGCCAGAAGTCAGCACGGACGCAAGCACCACGTCACCCGCTACACTGTCAGAGACGCAGTAAATGCCGCCCACATGTAGCGATGTACAGTTTTCCAACAGTCCACTGATGAGGATGTCAATTGGTGCATTGGCAACAAGCGCACTGTTCATCGCCACAGCCAGCGAGCCATTCACCGCGCCCACCGCGCCGATGGTCGTTAGGCTGTTGCTGCGCGCCTTATACCACTTGCCACCTTTGCGATAGATGCTGTTGCCCGCCGTAATCGCTTCGCCTGCAATGCCCGCGATTGTCTCGTTGCGTGTGGTCACGCCCGTTCCAAAACTCGCCATGATGTTATCCTAAATATTCAGATAGATACCGAGCTTGAAGGTTAAGTCATCCGCCGCCTTGAATGTCGGTGTGGTGTCACGACATACCGCATAGGCATAGATGTATTTGTCGTTCAGATCAAAATCGAGGCCGTGTCCCGCCTTATTGACATAGCGGTGGCTGTAATCTGCCGACTCTACCGCGATTGTGCCAATCAGTAACCTCATATCCGCCGCGCTGGGATGGAAGGGCTGATGATTGGCTTGCACACTTGGCAGGCCGTCAAACAAAAACAGCGCGAGCGCCGCTTTCACCTCTTCGTTATTGTCGATGATCGTCAGGCGATGCACGTATCCATTAGGCTTATTTTCTCTGAAGTCAAACTGCATCAATGTGCCAACCGTATCGCCTTCGTGGTAGGTCTGATTGATGCTGAGCACGGGCGTCGCAAAGGCTTTACGGTAGAGCATTGGCCGTCTCAGGAATTTGCAAGCCACTATTGCCATTCGCGCCAAACTGCCCAAAGCCCGGCAGCGAGCCACCCAGATCGGCAAAGTTCTGCTGCTTTTGGGCGCGCACGGCCTGCTCAATTTCGTCTATTTTGGTTTTATCCCAGCCGCGAATGGGCGCGACTATTTCCAGATAGGTGCGATGATCGATGAGGTTGGCTTTGAAGTCTTCGCGCGCTTCCTTGAGTACGTCCACATCATTGCGTAACTCAACTTCGCCCCACTGCGCCTGGAAGCGTTCATGGGCCGGAACCGCATCATTGCTAAAGGCAGCAGCAACTTTGAAGGACATCACCATCACATCTTCCCACGCGCTGCCCGCCTTGGTCTGGAAGCGTTTGAGCTTGCCCAGCAGTCCAATCTCTTGCTGCTTCATGCGCTCGCCACTGGCGTTACTGCTCACATCATCGCGCTGCGGCGTGTTGGTTACATCGTACATCTCGCTCTTGAGATGACGCGCTTCCTCGATGTAGGGCACAATATCACCTTGCGGCAATGCGATCATGTCGGCGATTTCATCGGGCTTCAATGGGCGATTAGGGCTAATCTCGATGATGTCACCCGGCGCAATGCCCGCTGGCGGCGGGAAGCCACGCGCGACATACTTCTGGAAGGCGGTCATCTCGGCGGTCATCACCATACTGTAAATGGTGCGATTGTGCGCGTTCTGAATGGGTATGGCGTCACTAATCTCGCTGCGGCCATGCGTGCCATATTTGCGCGCTCGGTTCTTGAAGTGGATCACCGGAATGCCCAGCGGCGTGCCATCCTTGGCGAGCCACTTATAGGCGTGTTCCATACCTTCATAATCGCCCGGATTATCCTCATCCACACGCGGGCGTGGTGTGCCGCCTTGCGTGGCCGTGAATTTCTCGAAGTGGTCATCATAGTAGACGTTGATGTAACAAATGTCGCTGCCATCGTTGGTGTCTTCAATGACGTGCCACATTTTAATCGCCAGCAGCATCTTGCGATTGGCGTAGAGTACCACCATGCCGGACACGCCATCATAGGCGGGTTCATGCGTCCAGCGTAATTCGTCGGTGTCCCAATCGACCATCACAAAAGTGTCACCATCGCCTATCGTGGCGTCGTGTACCTCAGACTGGAAGCCGTCCAGACGCTGCTGCTCAATGATGTTTTGTGCGTATTCGGATGCCGCGTCATTATCCGCTGTGATGCTTTCCAGCGTCAGTCTATCGGCCATCGTCTGAACGATGATGCCCATGTGATTGGCGTGCATTTCATCAAAAGTACTGATGCCGCCCGTTGTGGTGGACGTTGACCAGGGCGCGTGTCCGGTGCTGGCGTCGGCGAACGTGCCAATACGCAGCGCCTTACGCATGTACGTAGTCAATTTGGCGTCGTGTTCGCCCTCGATGTATTCACGCAACTTGGCAATGGTTTCGCCGCGCGTGCTTTCCAGGCCCACCCAACCATCAACCGACTGGCTAAGCTGGTTGCGGAAGACTTGCGATGCGACACTGCGTAGAATGGACTCAGACATTTACCGCCAACTTGTGACGCTTACCTCCAATGGTGTTCTGGATACCACACAATGCCATGCTAAAGCCAGACCAATCACCGTGTCATCGTGGCCGCCTTCGGGCGCACTGTAGCGGAAGCTGCCTCCCGGCAAGCGTTCCATCTCGTAGGCTTGCAATTCACTAATCAATACGGGATCGTCCAGAATTCCGATTTCCTTATTCTCTATTGCCAGTGCCAGCGCGTCGATGAGACCCGGCTTGCTGGCGGGCGTGGTAGCGAAGCTGTCCACACACAAGCCCATATCACGCAGCGCCTCAATATTCGGCTCGCCGATACTGTTACTCTCTGCAAGAATAGTACGCGCGCGCCATTTGTCTGCCATTGCCTTGACACGCCCGCGCTGCAATTGCCAGTCGATTTGATTAAAACGATCCATGTCCACCATTTTGCAAGTCGTGCGATCCAGCGCCACG